TTGTATGTCAGTTGCGGACATTACTTATTCATTTACAGCTATCCGTGAGACCGCAACCTTGCGGGTAGCTTTAAGCGCGTAAGTTATGAAACAGAAATTGCAAAAGGGAGACAAGATACCCTTTACGCAAGTTGCGAATGTCGTTCTTAACGATACGAATATATCCTTCAAGGCCAAAGGCCTATACGGCTACTTGTACAGCAAGGACGACACTTACGACTTCGCCGCCAAGAGGATAGCCAAGGATTCTTCCGACGGGCTTGATAGCGTTCTAGCGGGTCTAAAAGAGCTTGAAATGGGCGGGTACATACTGAGGCACAAGCTAAAGAGTGGCCGCGTGGCTTACACCATACACATAGAGAAAGCCAAAACGGCAAAACCCCATTCAGGGCAAAAGCCTAAAAGGGAAAATCCCAATAAGGGAAATTCCCTAGATGGGAAAATCCTGTCCATAAGTAACATAGATGCAGAAACAAACATTGATAAAAAACAAACATTTTCTTTTGGAAAGAAAAATCGAGTTAAAGAAATGCTAGAAACCCTAGCTCCGCTCTATGAAGAGAAATGGGATTCTGCGGACGGTAACCGAGAGGAGATATTAAAAGCTTTGCGCGTGAAATTGATGCGCGGCTCCGAATTGCACACACGCGTGCCACTCCTCATAGCAACCTATCTCGATGCAAAAGACGAAGGCCATTGGAAAACTAAGCAGGACTTTATGGCAACTATGCGAAATCTCACAAAGGCTATCGTTGATGCCGAAGTAGATACGGTAAGCGTTAGTGCCTGGAATGATGCAATATCAAAGACAGAGTTAATGGACATGGCGACCATCAACACTGTCATAAAACTCATATGACCATCGAAATGGTAAGCGAAAATGAGTTTGAGGTCGAGCGCTGGCAAAAGAAGCCAAGCGCCGCTAAATATCCTCATGCGAAGGAGATATTTGCTCTCTTCAAGAACTATGTTCCTTCCTGGAAGATTAATCGCACGTTCTGCATCTCTGCCGAGAATTTATACCTGACTCGGGGTGTGGCGGACTGCAAAGACGCACTGGAGTTCGCTGAAAAGCATAAAAAGGAACCGTTCTGCCCACAGATACATACGCCTTATGACTTGGATATGAAGTGGGACAAGTTAGTCGAGTACAGCTTAAAAAATAAATAACTACCATGATTCAACACATACCGCTCGGATTGCTGATAGTAGGGATGGCTTGGAATAAGAAAGACCAGACCGCAGACGAGTTCGCCTGGAAGCCCACAAAGAACGATGTCCTCGCCTTCCGTGCAGAATTGAAGCAGTACGAGCCGAAAATAATAAATGGCCGCAAGTTCTATTCCTTCGAGCAACATTTAGTGAAGAAAGGGATTTGCAAGATTCTTGATGATGGCACGCTCGCAGTTACGAGTCCTGAGATGTACAAGCGCGAACAGGATATTAAGGGACTTTCCGATTGGATTGCCGAGCAAGACCAGAAGGCGTACTTCCAAGCGAACCCCGAGGAGAAGCTGGCATGGCGCGAGGAAATACGATCCATGTTCAAGGATATGAAATTGGTAATTAAGACTGTATGAACTTCCCTTTTGACAATTCTGGCGACCCAAATTGTCTTTGCGGCTGTCATAAGGGCGAGTTTACTCACTTCATAGACGACGATATACAGGACAGATGTTTTGACTGTGGACTCTCCTCATTAAAAGAAGAATCCCTTACTGCGTAGGGTTTCTGGCTAGAAATAGTTATCCACACCCCCTATTGACGAAACCGAACGCTGGGTATAGGATAGGGATATGAACAAGAAAGAACACCAATGGGCACATATGGGCTGGACTAAGGGTGGTGTAGAAATCGGTCAGTGCGAAGTCCCTACTTGTCGCAAGTGGCGCATCGGAGTTGATAGTAAACAACTCAAGACTATGAGTATTACCCGATACCAGCAGATGGTTGAGGAAGGACTGATAGCCCTATGACCTATCTCCAAGAATGGAAGAAAGCGAAAGTAACAGGATATGATGCTTTAGGTCAATATTACATCAAGGACGGAGTTCGACACTATAAAAGTTCCGCAGCCGTCGCGCTCGGCTCCATCAAGAGCAAAAAGAAGGCGAAGGCCGCCCGAGAGAATGGAAAAAAAGGCGGAAGACCCTTAAAGGAAAACAAATAAAGAAAACTCTTATGAAGAATTGTTGCGAAAAGTGCGAAGACTACTCCTGGTCGGAAGAAGAACAGGACGAGGTTCGCGCCTGCTCCAATGATAATTGCCCGTGCCACCAAGCCGAGCCAAAAACCTTAACTAACTAACTAACTTATTTATTCTTTCTTATGGAAAAAGAATATTACACAGAAGAGAAGTACGGAGCACCTACGCCAGTTAGAGAGCTAGAGATTAGGCGCGAGTTGGATTCTTTAGGAAGGATGGTTAGTGAGCTTGCCGCGCAGGTACAGGACTTGGAAGGGGTATTTGGCTCTATTCTGCGCCCAGAGCAGGAGGGTAAGCCCTCTACGGGCAGGCCAGAGCAGAGTACAAGTACGGAGATTGGCGAGGTTGTGGCCAAGAATCGCCGTTCTCTCGAAGCCATAAGTGAAAAACTTTCGAGCATTAAGCAACGCCGAGAAATCTAGCCAAACAAGTAAAAGATTAGATATGACCCAACTCACAAACAATGCCCTGATAGAAGAAACCCGCCAGCTTGTCGGGACGATTAAGAGGAACTACTTGCACATCTCAGCTAACCTCTTCCGTATCCATGAGGCTTGGACGGGTACGGTAGACGAGTGGGTTAGCTTCTACGAGCAAGATTTGGAGCTGCACAAGAGCCAGGTATCCAAAATGTTGAAGGTGGGAGCATTCGTCCTCGCGCATAATATGCTCAAAGAGTCAGTTTCGTACGAGAAACTGTATCTCTCGATTAACGCCCACAAGGGAGAAGACCCGAAGCTGATCCTTGCCGAAGCTCAAAGTTGGCATTCCTCCGACTATAAAGCTCAAGCAAAAGAGGACTGCAATAATCCCGAATTCGGCACCTACTGTAAGAATTGCTGGAGCTCTAAAGAGAACCATGCCTAGAAAGACTTACATCAAAAAGTCTGTGAAGTGGTCTAGACCCACTGCCAAAGGCAAGAAACGGGTCGCTGGAGCAAAGTCCCTAGGTAAGTTAAAGAAAGAGCTTGATGGGGTGGTAAGTCGCTATGTGAGGCAGTTTTGGAGCAAAGAGGGCATAGTCTACTGTTACACGTGCAACAAGCCCATGGAGATTAAGAAAGCACAGTGCGGCCACTTTGTTCCCAGACAGTATTTGGCCACCCGTTGGGAATTTGACAATTTGCGTCCCCAATGTATGGGCTGCAATGTGTGGGGTCGGGGACAACTACTCGACTTCGAAGAAAACGTTAAGGCGGAACTGGGAGACGAACGCGTAGAGCAGCTCAAAGTTTCTCGCAATCAACTTATGAGACCCGATAAAGCATTTTATGAACAAGAAATTGCTCGTCTTACTGAACTACTAAAATCCCTCAACCCATGAACAAGAAACCTAAGGAAGAAGAAATCTTGAAGGAGTTCGATGAGAAGTTCCCCTATAGCGCAGTTGAATACAACGCGGCCGGTATTACCAAGGATATCTTCGGTGAGGTACGCAAGTTTCTCCAAGAAACCATTATCAAAGTACGCCAGGATGAGCGGGAGAGGATAATTAAAGGGCTAGACCATCTTGAGATATACAATCTCGACCAGGACGGCGACTTTGGCGAGCAGTACGAAGAAGTGAGAGACGAGCTACTCGATCGCGTACGTAAGCTTATCAACCCCCTAATCTAAGAAGGCTTATGAAGGATAATTACATTGAGAATGTCCGCGACCAACTAGCCAAGAGGATTGATGTTGAGGGCGATTTGCTCGACCTGTATACCCTCCTGACGCTCGTAAAAGGCTCAGAGACGACACTACAGGACGTACACGATGCCTGGGCAGTATGGCGTAATAAGACGAACCCAGAGCACAAATCTATTGTTGCCTTTGAGCAACTTACGCCCGAGGTTCAGGAGCTTGACCGCGAATATGCGGAGGCGATTCGCTCAATCTGTCTTTAGCCCCCACTAACAAGAATATATAACTAAATAACTATGAGACGAAACCCAACGACGATAGATGCACGAACTTGGTTCTATTCGGATACCAAAGCCCTCGATTGTGTGCATGAGGTTTATGCGGACGGTGAGTATAAGAGAGCTGCGAGGTTCAGCATTCCGAAGACACTCGTGGATAACCTTTATTCGCAGGCTGATAGCCCAGACGAACTGCGCGCATTAGTAAAGTATGTGGGTGCGGTATTGCTTGCAGAATATGAAGCAATGGCTCGCGAAAAAGAGCTAGAAGACCGTGGGCGTGCCTAGTCCCAAGAATATATAACTCTATGAAGGAAGATTTTGACAAATGGGTTTTGGAACAAAAGAAATGGAATTACGAAGCGTTTGTTTCAGGAGAAATAGATTTGGATGGCTATAATCTTAATCTAATATTGCTCAAAGAGCTTAGCCCCCTAGAGAAATAAAACTATATGGAACAGCATTGTGAGGACTGTCTGGCTTACGTCTCGGAAGGATACCTGCACGTTTGTCCTCCTTGGTTAAAGTCCCTGGTTACTTGCCATAAACAATGCCGCCCCTTGAAAGATAAAGAGAGTTAGTGGTAGGATTTAAGCGCTCGGACAAGTATTGGTATTACCTTGTCCTAGATGCACGGCTCCGTCTCTGCCGCCCGTGGTCGAATGAGGTATCACCGCCTTTGTGGGGATACGAACGCAGGGCAGTCTAAGGCATAACCTTGTAGGCTTCCGTGCCGCTGTATACCACCTGGGTCTTAGACTGAACTATAACTACAAAACGCAACTTATCCACCGTTAAAAGTGGATTTTTGCGTTCAAGGATGCTATTCTGTCTCTAGATAGGGAGGAAGGACATTGAGAACTAGGGTCGCAAACTAACAAAACTACGATGGAGAACAAGAAAACCACCGAGCTATTGGATTTGCTATGGAAGCTGGAGACTTCTCCGGAAGAAAAACAGAACTGGACTGAGTATGACGAGGTCTACGAGGAAATCTGCAAGCGCACACCGTTTAAGCAGATACTCGGTACGAATGACGATGAGCGAGACCAGACGATACAAGAGAACATTGAGGACTTGTTATCTGATGTTAAGCTCCTTAAACGTCATAAGCACGACGAAACCTCGGGAGATGTAATGGTGCGTATTTAATCAAACCGCGACCCTAGTACTCAGTGTCCTTCCAAAGAACCCTATAAGAATAACTGTAGTTTGGAGTGTTGATTCTAGGGTTCGCAAGCGAGCTTTCCTCGCTCGAATCCTGGCCTCAGCACTTCAACAGTTTGGAGTATCTCTGGGGGAGCCAAGGAGAAAGGTCGCATAGGCGTCTTCCCGCAATCCTTGGACTGAGTTCTACAACCCTAGACAGTTGTAGGAAACTACTTCATCAATAGTATCCACTATTGCTTTCGGGTCTGTGCACAGGCCCTTCCCCAAAGGTACTTCAAGAGAAAGTAATAAGGATTGTTGGTAGATGGGGGATAATCACTTCGCGTAGCCGCACGCATCCGAGCCTGGGCACGAGCCTCGCTTATAGGTATCGTGAAGGGCCTAGACAGAATAAGCTATCGGACAAGCGGTTCCCCACCTGCCCAGAATCAAAGTTTCTTACTAGAAACAATATGCAAGACCCAAAGAAGTTTCCACGTGAAACCAGAATACGAGAAGGGCAATTATATTGTGAAAGTTGTAATATACCTTGTGGCTTTACAGGTCAGCCCCCAATTTACTGGGACGGGAAGTGTCATAGACATACGGAGTTGGGGATAATACATTTACCTGAGTAAATCTATGCTAGATTAATTTTATGGCAGAAAAGAACATATCCGACTACCTAGCGAAAAGTAATAAGAAACTCAGTTTTGAGGAGCGACAAGAGAAATTTAAGGAAAGAATTAAGCCAATTTGTGAGGAATTAGGAGTCATACCGTGGTCAAAGCTCATTTACATGGATGAGCTAATTTCCTCTGCACCTTCACTCAAGGATTTATGGGAATCGCAAAAAGAATAGCTAACCTGTGGAAGCTGAGTAAGATAGAGGCTCCGCCCGAAGAAGCTGCACCTCTTCTCTACAGGAAACAAGAAGAAAAAGCAGTATTCATCCAGCCAAACAAAGTAGAAGAAATATTTAATCACGGAGGTAACCTAGATGACGCACTAGACCATGAGTAAACAAGACTTTTTAGGTCTTATTGGGGAGGGGACTAATCGCTGGCTTGGTATGGATGCTTCTTATGGAGCTAAACATGCGTGGTTAGTAAGGCATCATGGGAAACCTGAAAGATGTGCAGATTGTGGTATACAAGGGAAAGACACAGGTTCTATAAGGAAAGTATGGAATATTCAGTGGGCGAATATTAGTGGTAAATATTTTAGGGATATTTCTGACTATCGTCCGTTGTGTATTAGTTGCCATAGAAAATATGATGCCAAGGATAGATGCAAACAAGGACATTTGAGAAGTAAAGAAAATACTTCTTTCAGGAGAATTGATGGACAAAGATTTTGTAAATTATGTAATCGGCGATATCAAAGAAATTATGAAATAAGAAAAAAAAATGGAAAAACAAGTTAATTTCGATAAACAGGCTCTTGAGGGGATGCTGAGAGGTATTAAGATTGTCGCAAAGGCCGTAGGTAAGACTATTGGCCCTAAGGGAACCAATGTATTCATAGATGACGCAGTTAGGCCACGATTTACCAATGATGGGGCTTCGATAGCCCATCATATTACCCTTCCCGACAAACTAGAGAACGCGGGAGCATGGGTAGCACGGAATGCTTGCGGACAGACTAATGATGACGCAGGAGATGGCACTACCACCACAGTTGTAGTCCTAGAATCCACGATAGACGAGTGTTTGGCTCGGCCTGAGAACAAGACCATTGTCATGCAGTCTCTTATGGAGGCGAAGAATAAGGTACTCAATCTTCTAAAGAAACAAGCAAGACCAATAACTCAAAAGGAGGTTATTAGCGTAGCCCGTATTTCGGCTGAAAATGAAGAACTAGCGCAACTTATCACTGAAGTAGTGGGTAAGGTCGGCTCTAAGGCTGTGATCACCGTAGAAGACCGTTTAGACGGTGCTGAGAGCGACTACAAGCTCGTCCAAGGTTATGAAGCGCACGTCGGGTTTATGTCTCCCTACTTCAGGAATGACCCACAAAAGGCACGAGCGATACACCAGGATATCCCTGTCCTCTGTACTGCTAAGAAAATGGGTATTATTAGTGACCTGAAGATGTTCGAGCAGTTTGAGAAGGAGCATATTAATTCCTTGGTTATCGTCGCAGAGGAAATAGACCCGCAGATACTAGGCATTTTCGTAGCAACGCACATGTCTCGCAAGATGAATCTACTGGTAATCAAGGCGCAGGGAGTATTGCTTGAGGACATATCAGCTGCTACTGGAGCCACCCTTATAAGCGATGAGACAGGTATCACCTTCGAGAACTTTGATGCTAAAGAACATCTAGGACTTGCCAAAAAGGTTATTTGCGAGGAGAAAAAGACTGTATTCATGTCCGGCGCGGTTTCTGCCGAGAAACACGCTAAGAGACTCTTGGCTCTTGCCGAGGGGAATCCTAACCAGTTTGAGGCGAAGAAGCTGCGAGAGCGTGCCGCCAAACTAAAAGGTGGAATCGCGGTTATTAGAATAGGCGCACATACCGATGCAGAAAGAAACTATCTCAGGGACAAAGCCGATGACACGGTGCGCAGTGTGCAAAGCGCCTTGGAAGAAGGTGTTGTTGCGGGGGGTGGAAGTGCCCTGTACCGAGTGGCAGCTCAACTCGGAGACAAATCTGTGGGAGACCAGATTCTTAAACGCACACTTACCGCCCCCCTTAGACAAATCGTACAGAATGCTGGGAAAGACTACAGCGAAATCATTAAGAATCTCCCAGAAGCACAAGGGTACGACGCGAAAGAAGACCGCTACTGCGATTTCTTCAAGGAAGGTATTCTTAACTCGCTCAAAGTAGAACGTTGTGCAGTAGAGAACGCCGTAAGTACAGCAGCTCACTTCATCACAACCCACTGTGCTATCACCGACTATGCCGAAACTAAAGAAAAAGAATAAGCTCGAACTCCCCTACTGGCCAAGTGAGGACTTTCTACAAAAATCCCTCAAAATGGTCAGAGAGAAGGGTGGCAAATGCACAGACACAGAGCTCCTAAGCAAAATACGTCAGGCCTACTGGAAGAAACGAGCTCAATTACTAGCTGAACGAGAGATGAAAAAGTATGAAAAAGCCTGAGATACTCCCTGTAAGAGATGAGATATTCTGGACTTCTGAGGAAGCTAAACTTGGTAATCTAGATGCCTCCAGCGTTAAAACAGGTCAAGAATGGGGTGTAATCACTGCTCTCGGCCCTGAGGTAAAGAATAAAGACCTCAAAGTAGGCACCAAGATATTCGTTAAGAGCTGGGCTATCGAGCCAATCCTATATGAAGGCCAGACCTACCTGTTCACCACCGAATCCCGCAATGGAATCAAGGCGATACTGCAATAATCTAGATTCCTGCCATGACCCTGAGATAATCGGGGAAGATAATAGCGCAATATTAGTGGTGTGCAGGGAATGCTACAAAGAAGAGTTAATCGGCAAAGACTCAAAAGGAAGCCCAGAAACCCTAGCATATTCTGAGTTCTTTAAGAGAGAATTACTTCAACCCGATGCACCGCTCTTTTACAAATATGCTGGTGCAAAAGGGATACGTGTTGTATAGTATCCAGTATTAAATAAATATGCCTTTCACTAAGGGACACAAACTATCGAAAGGACGCCCAGAAGGGGCTAAAAATAAGACTACAATCTTGAAAGAAGAGCGTAGGGCTATCTTTGAGCAACGGGTGAGCGAGAAGTTCCTAGAGACCATAGACAAAGCGCGTCCGGAGTATCTCCTAGATCAGTTTCTAGGCAAAGCCCCAGACAAGCTCGATGTAACTACTAAAGGTGAATCACTCAATGACACAACCAGGCTAGATGAACTCGTGGCTAAGTTAGAAGCACAACTCGATGAACCTGAAGGAACAACTATCAGCCCGTAGTCTCCGTATCTTCATAGAAAACTATGGGATAAAGAATGAGCAGGGGCTTCCTTTAGAGTTCCACGATAGGCGCTTTTTGCTTGATATCTATAAGGATTTGAATCCACTCCAAGTAGTGATGAAGGCTCCGCAGATTGGACTCACTACCCTCATGACTGTCAAGAGTCTTTGGGTAGCTAATTACCTGAAGAAAGACATCATCTATACACTTCCTACTCAAAGCGATGTGCAGGGCATGGCCGCAGGCTCTATCAACCGAATCGTAGCCCAGAATCCCATCTTCAATGAGTGGGTAAAAGACCATGACTCCGTAGAGAGCAAACGAGTAGGGTCTCAAACTATTCACTACCGAGGAACCTGGACGGGCAAGCAGGCCATGATGGTGCCTTCGCAGCTCAACATTCACGACGAAGTTGATGCCTCGAAACAGGATATTATCGAGCAGTACGAAACGCGTCTTCAGGCACAGGCTAACGGCTGGCGGTGGTATTTCTCTCACCCTTCCCTTCCCGACTATGGTGTAGATAAGTGGTGGCAGTTAAGCGACCAGAAGCACTGGTTTATTACTTGTTCTCATTGTGAGGAACTGCAGTATCTTTCGTGGCCAGAGAGCATAGACAAGGAACGCCGAGCTTACATCTGCAAGGCATGTAAAGGGATTCTAAGCGATGATGACCGACGCTACGGACACTGGTATCCCAAGTACAAAGATAAGCAATTTAGTGGATATTGGGTATCCCAGCTCATGTGTCCTTGGATTAGTGCAGACAAGATACTTAACGATTTCATGGAGAAAACCCCTGAGTACTTTACGAACTACGTGCTCGGGCTTCCCTACTCAGGAGGTGATTCAAAGCTCACCCAGCAGATGCTCTTCCAGAACCTTACAGGGCACCCAGACGTTGCAGACAACACAGAGCGAATAGTCATAGGCATAGACACAGGAAAGAAGCTGGATTTTGTGCTAGGAAATACTCGGTCAGGACTCTTCCACCATGGAGATGCGCAGGACTATGGCCCATTGAACGGCTTTATGGCACGTTGGCCAAGTGCGATAGCCATCATAGACGCAGGCGGGGATTTTATAGGTGCCCAGAAGTTCTACGAACAGTGGCCAGGACGAGTATTCAAGGCATATGCAGGAGAAGATAGAAAGAACAACGAACTCTTTAGGTGGGGAGAAAAGAACGAGCAGGGCCAGGTAATCTATGACCTCAACCGTACTTGGCAGCTCTGCGTAGATGAGTTTAGAAACCGCCTCATTCCCCTGCAAGGAGAAGAAGGAGACTGGTGGGAGTACTGGTTGGACTGGAAGAATATGAGCCGAATCAAGGTCATAGACGATAAGACAGGCATGTTAAAGGGCATAAAGTGGGTACGAAATGGCAGGAACCACCGCGCCTCGGCTACCCTCTTCTGGCGTATCGGTATGGATAAGTTCGGTGGAGGAACTGTGAGCTTTCTATCCTCAGGACTCCAGAACCCCAAAAAAGGCTACGAAGTGTAGTACCACTAGAGTTGTTATCTAGAAACAGTATTGTTCTAGATATAACTTAATATCATGATTCTAAACGACTACCGCGGAAAGCCAACTTACTATAAAGATGTGAATGCTTTTAACTCAGGGGTACGCAAGGCGATGGATAAGGGACGCAAGCAGGGGGCAGCTGAATCAAATAAACATATGAAACTTGAGCGTAAGAACGAACAGCGGAAGCGTGATTTGGCTAAGAAGATTACAAACCACAAGAAGCCTGAGCGTGGCCATGAAGAGCGCCTTCATAAGCGCATGATGGCTGAGGGAGACCGAAGCGAGAACGACTATCGCTAATTATGTCTTCTACCGAGGAAGCATTTATCCGTGAGGAACAGGAGCTCGGTAGCTCTAATGTCAAGGCTAACAGAAAGAAGTTCGCAGAGAAGAAAAAGCGTGCTCTAGCCCATAAGATAAGCGAAGGCCCACGTAAGGCACATCTTATTGAAGACGGCTATCTCCGTCCTAAGAAATAACAATGGCCGAAAGCAATCCATACGCTCAAGGAATTTATAATGCAGTCCGTGGCTCTCAGGGGCTAATGGAGGACTATAACAAGATATCCGATGTAAAAGCGGGTGGTCTTGGAGAAGGCGCAGGAGGCGAAGAGGATTTAGAGAAGTATAAGTCGAAGTACTCTCCTAGTGAAGCAAAGAGCCTACGAGCACGCTGGAAGGCGGTGTATTCAGTCTACTTTGGTGATGTAGAACCTGCTCAAAAGAAGAACTACGACTATTGGGTAGGAAAGCAGAAGACAGGAACTTTGGAGAGCTTAGACGGCTATGATACGGTAGACAATCTCATTTTCGAGGCAGTTGAGACGTTCTTGCCTATCGCCACGAGGGCAAATCCAGACCCTGTAGTACAGGCTGATAACTCTCCACAGGGACTGGAACTTGCTAAGAACGTAAAGAACGGGCTTGTAGATTGGGCAGACAAGGCCAAGTTTCGCATGAAACTGAAAAAGGGTACTCGCCAGTGGGTAATCCGTAAACTGGGCGTGTGGAAGATGACCTATGACGTTCTTACGGACGAGATTAAGTGCGATGCTCTCCAAGTCAAAAACATGTTCTTCGACCCAGATGGGCACTGGGACGAATCCGGCCTCTTTACAGGTGAGTGGATAGGAGAAAAGAAGAAGATGAGCGCAGCCCAGCTCATTGAGATGTTCTCTGCCCACGAGGACAAAATCAAGGAAATGGCTGCAGGGAACGCTGCAAAGAAGCTCGAACTTGAAGAGTGGTGGTATCACGGTACTGACATTTTCTACTTCATAGGTGAAGAGTGTGTGGGCACCTTCAAGAATCCTAATTGGAACTACGACGGAGAGATTAAGCGTACTGACCCTGAGACAGGAGAGGAAATAGTCACTCCTGTAATCGGGAAGAATCATAAGTTCGGCACCAATAGTCCAATGGCTCCGTATGTGGGTCTCTCAATCTTTACTACTGACGAACATCCTCATGATGACACCTCGCTCATCTCCCAGAATATCCCTCTGCAAGACCTCAATAACAAGCGATTGCGCCAGATTGATAAGAACGCAGACTCGCAGAACAACGGTGCGCTCGCCTCAGGTACCTCATTCACTAAGGAACAGGCGGCTGAAGCAGCCACCTTCTTACGTAAGGGAGGAACTGTTTGGGTACCTAACGGGGATGTAAATGCGGCGTGGAAGCGTGATGCGGCTCCCCCACTCGCACGAGACATCTTCCAGCAGCAGGAAAACGTAGCAAATAGGCTCCAAAACATCTTTGGAACTGCAGGCTCAACTGCTCAAGGAACTCAGGAAGAAAAGACTGTACGAGGCAAGATAATAGTCGCTCAACAGGACTCCAGTCGTATTGGAGGTGGCATCACCGAGTATATCGAGCAGTGCGCTGACACCATCTACAACTTCGTCGTTCAGTTTATGTATGTCTACTACGACGATCCGCACTATGTCTCTGCTATGGGACAGAACGGGGCTCAAGAAATGGTTTCTATAAGAAACTCAGACTTTGTAATGGACGTGACGGTGACAGTTAAGGATGGCTCACTTATTCCCAAAGACCCTCTTACAGAGCGTAACGAGGCTATGGACTTGTGGACTGCCCAAGCCATTGGCCTCCCCGAACTGTATTCCCGTCTCGACTTCGCTGACCCTATGGGCTCTGCACAGCAGACGCTTCTCTGGCAGATGGTCGCACAGGGCAAGTTGCCACCTCAGACCCTCTTCCCTAACTTCGGCCAGACTCAGCAGGGACAGGGACAAGTCGCTGCCACAGGTGTTGGCGGCCCTCCAGTGAACAACATTGGACAGGAAGGCGGCCAGCCTCCTGAACCTGGTTCAGCCCCTGCCGTAGAGGAGCAGAGCAAGCAATTACTAGAATCCGTGCCCGTAGGCCAAGTAGCACAATGAACCTCAAACAACCGATGACAAATGACCCAGCAGGTCTTGAAGCGGCATGGGATGGGAAGATTCCTGACAACACGCCTGATAAGCGTGTGCCACTAGAACGAAATAAATAAACCCTTACTCTATCCTTATGCCTCCAGGAATATCTAATGCAGCGTTCGCCCGAGACCAGAATCGTATTCCCATTACCCAGAATGGACTTGCAAGCACCGACGTGCAGGTTCTAAGCGGTAATAACACCACAGTTGTAACCCCAATTTTCGGCATTACGGGAACTGTCTTGGTCAACGCTATTTATGGCGTAGTTACTACAGCTCTTGGTGTGAACGTAACTGCAGCTGCATGGCGACTTAATGACTCTACAGCCCACTCAGACATTACTTTAAGCACAGGGACGGATATTAGTGCAGCCCCCGTTGGTTCTCTAATCGTTAAAAAAGGTCTTGCGGCAGCTGCCCTCACCCTCTTGTCGGCCTCTCAGGAGCGGGTGAGTGAGCCTACGACTTTAGAGACTATGTATTTCTCTCCATTCGTAGTCCAGCAGAAAACAGGAAGTGTGGCAACGAATATTGAGTTCGTATATGCAACCACGGACACTCCAACCAGTGGAGCGATAACGTTCTACCTGGGCTGGATTCCACTTACTAGTGATTCCTCAGTAACAGCACTTTAATTATGAAAGCACACGAAAAGAAGAAAGAACTTGCCTCTAAGATAGAGAAGGCTAAGGGTGGGAAGAAGCCCTTTGAGAAGATGACTTTGAGAGAGGCAAGAGCAGATGCTTCGCGTGCTGCTCGTAGAGACATTAAAGACCCCAAGAGACTAAAAGATGAGTTGCACTTCATAAATCATACCTAACCATGCCACGCTTCCTGGAACAAAAGTTAAAGAAAGAGTACGGAGATAACAAGCATGCCATTTACGGCACTATGAACAAAATCGGTGCCATGAAGGGGAACAAAGAGACAAGGAAGGGTAAGGCAATGGAAAAGAAACACGAACTGGCGAAGAAAGTTAAATAAAGAACTGCGTTTTCTCGGGTTGTCGCATGGAACAAACCCCGTATTAAATCTAACAGGTTCTTCTCGGGTTCAACCAGTAAATGACCCCCGTAACACATCATGCAAATCATCAACCAGTTAGGAAGCGGTTTCGAGAAAGCAGTAGCGAAACTGACGAACGAACAACTCGATAGACCCATAGACGAAGTAGTCAGCCCTAAGGCTGAAGTGGAGGAACCCACGGAGTCCGTCCCCGAAAGCCCCGTCGAGACTGAAGTAGAGGAGGCACCTGCCGAGCCTACTGAAGAAGACAAGGTTCCTAAGTCACGATTCCTAACGATGCATCAAAGGGCAATAGAGGCTGAAAAGGCTCTACGGCAATTTGAGGCAGAGCGAGAGAATGCTCCTGAACCTGCAAGAGCAGTCGCCGACGACGCAGACCTTAAAAAGTTCTACGTTGAGACCTTCGGAGACACTCCCTTGTCGGATAAGCTGTATCAGGCAGAACTCGCTCGACTTAGTGCTATTGAGGAGCGTGCGACTAACCGCGCTTACGAACGACTTACCGAACGCGAACAGATAGAAGCCCAGACTATTGACCGCCGTGTTGAAAGTATGGACTCCGCCTTTGAAGAACTTTCTATTGTAACGGGGAAAGAACTTACCGATGATGAACAAGTAGCAATACTCGACATTGTTGAAAAGTACTCCCCCAAAGACAAGAATGGAAAGATTCCTGAGGAATATCTGATGTCGCTCGATGACGCCTATGAGATTTACCAGATCCAAGCTGAAACCTCTAAGCCAAGTCGTAAGGAACGTAACGCAGTCGCCGCCCTCTCTGGTACGCGCTCTCAAGGAACTCCTGAGCCAACCTCCGATTCCGATTGGAGACCTGGCCAAAGGGGTCGTTGGGAGAAGAAATTACCCCGCTAATCCTTAACATTAGTCTAATATGGCATTCTCCACAGAAGTGGATGTCTTGACGATGGAGGACATTATGCCTGAGGTTGTGGACACGGTGCTTTAAATGTGTTATAGTAGGAGCACCTTAAATCTTCTCTGATATACGGCGAACGCTGAGATGCCAACGCCTTGGAAGGGGAAACCCACCAACAACGACTGAGCGAGAAGACGCCGAAAGGCGATGCAACAGTCTGAACTATGGGGAATTGAACCTATAGAGGGAGACCCGAAGCGGAATCCCCACTTGTACATTGACTTGGTATGTAGTAATGTATTCACATGGAAATAAAGATATGCAGTATCTGCAATGTCGAAAAGCCATTGAGTGGTTATTACAGTAATTATCGTGGAAAGCCGTTTACCTATTGTCGTAGTTGTCATAGAGCTAAAGTTGCTCAGTGGAGAAAAGAAAATCCACACGCAACGAAAGAAGCACAACGCAGAAATACGAAGAAAAATGGCCGCAAGTTTTATCTCAATCAAGTTGAAGTGAGAAAGAAAAATTGGGTCAAGTATTCTTTACAACGAAAACAATGGGACGGAAATCGGAAAAAAGACCGATATGAGTTGGCCTGGAAATTGGAGGTAGCTCAAGATAAAAAGTGTGCTATATGCAAAATCTCTTTTGTGGAGAGATATGATATAGACCACTCACATATCACTGGTCTTGTTCGGGGATTACTCTGTCGCAAGTGTAATTCTGGCCTTCATTACTTTGAGGACCCAGAGTTCATAAAGAAAGCGACTGAGTATGTGCGCAAATACCCAGCATCTGATTTTCCACCAACCAAGTACTGACATGGAGTAACAAATTGCGCAGCAACGAGTTCACTACCCGCATAATGACCAAGGACACGAAGAAGTTCCGCGCTGCAACGGAAGACTTTCCGTTCAAGTACCAAAAAGGTACCGCAACGACTTCGTTCATTGGCTTCCAGACGCTCCCGACCTCCCTCACGACGACTCGCCAGTTGCTCAAGTACAATCCTGCCTTCAATGAGGCAAACGTTGCACTTGCAACCACTGACGTAGCCGCAAACAACACCCTTCGCAAAGTCCTTGACCTCACGGAAGTCGAAATGATTTCCCGCGCTCAGGACTTGGCGGACTCCATCGGTACCCAGTTCTACGGTTCACAGAGTCTTGCAACCGACTTCCTCGGTCTCGGCAACATTGTGTCTGCAACTGGTACTATCGGTGGTGCTTCCCGCGCGACTTACACCACGCTTCAGTCTACGGTGACTGCTTCGAGTGGTACGCTTTCTCTTTTCAAGATGCGTACTCTCTTCAACAACATCGCTGACGGTGAGGTGCAGCCGAACGAGTCCTTCACGGACTACAACACTTGGGCTCTCTACGAATCTCTTCTGCAGCCGCAGGAGCGCATCGCTAAGGAGGCAGGTGTTAATCCTGCTCCTAACTTCAAGGGTTACACGGGCTACCGCTCCATTATGTGGGCAGGTCTTCCGATTGTCCCTGACCGTAAGTGCACGGCCGGTTCCCTCTATATGCTCAACATGGACTTCCTTAACTTCTATACCCTCGACATGCTCGGCGGTCTGGACAAGGGAGGCTACTCGGGCGAGAAGGTGAAGGTCGGGTCGAAGCTCTTCGTCGGTTCGCAGTACACTCCGGATGAGAACTTCGGCTTCTTCTGGACTGGTTTCATTCACGCAACTAATGCGCTCGCGTGGAACTCGTTTATCGTTGTCGCAGGCAATCTCATCTCGGCTAACCCGCGTCGTCAAGGAGTTCTCACGGGGATTACTGGTATCTGATTCCTGTGCGTGGTAAAGTAGGAGAATGAAAAAGAAACTTTCTCCAGAACACCGCGCAAAGGTAATTCGTTCTTTGAAGCTAGGTAAAGGCATTGAGAATGGTAACTGGAAAGGTGGAGAATTTATCCAAGACGGATATAGACTTATACGAATACCAGACCATCCAAATGCACGCGCCAATGGGTACTACTCCGAACATAGACTTGTTATGGAAAGTAAACTTGGACGTTTCCTAAAAAGAGAAGAGGTTGTCCACCATCTCAATGGAGATAAGTTAGACAACCGGCCAGAAAATCTCCTTCTCACCACTCACGAAGCCCATGGTAAACATCACTGGGAAAGTCCTGAGGATAGGCAAAAGAGAGGTCAGTTCATAAAAGAACTGAGAAAGCAGAGATTCTGGTCTACGAAGAAAAAGATTACCAACTAACCATAAATTGTTATGGCACAATCTCCCCAGCGGTATGCACCTGAATTCTTCGAGGTAACTCCTGGTTCACAGACTTGGGGTTCCGGCGGGAACACGTGCACAGTCACAGACGCGAACGTGATGGCGAATACTATCCCAGTTATCGTAAAGACTTCGGCTACTATAGGAAATTGGTATGTCAGCGCAATTACGCCGACTTCCAGTTCCACCAGCGGTGCAGGAGTAATTACTGTGACGGATGGTTCATTTACTATCACTTCAAGCGATGTAGAAAGCTCGGGTGTTACCTTCAAGTATAAACTCATCTAACATGAACTACCTCAAATATATTCTGGGCGTGGTTGTGTTGGGAGCTATCCTTTGGGCAGGTATCACTTATCCGAAAGTTAGCCAGTCGCTTGGCTCAAATGGTGGCACAAACACTAGCGCAAAGCAGGTAGAAGCAGTCTCATGGGATTTGTCCACGGGCACTTCTACCTCTATCCTTGTTCCCGCCAATATGACCGCTTCGCAGTTCCAGCTCTCTTGTACGGGTGTTGGTACTTCCCAGACGGCATACACGGGAGCGGGTCTTGCCTCGGTGACGCTCAAAGCGGCTACCACCTCAACCTCGCACACGACTGATACTCCTACGAGTAACACGTCGGTGTCGAACACCAATCTCATTGTCAGCACTACCCTTGCAACGTCTTCGGCGATAACGACTATTGCTTCGACTACGCAGTCGGTAGGTGGCACTGCGGGTGTGGCGCAGCTCTTGCTGGCTGGCAGTTACGTCACGTTCTTCACGAACGCAACGAACACTGCCGTCTGCACTATCGGCGTACAGGCGTTCTAATTATCAGCTCAATAAACTCACATGAGTCAACTCACATCAAATATCCTCATCAACCCGCAGGATTTGTTTGACATCACGGTTGCTGGTACTGCGAACACCTCTGGTGTTTACGCAGACGGCGCAAATCTTGGTGCTCTCGCAACTACGGGTGATGGTCGCCACTACCGCTACATGCAGGCAGGTGCTTCGGCACTCGTTCCTGGCAAGTTGCAGCAAGGCGCGGCTGAGGTGACGGGTAACGAGAATCTCGCTGTTGCCGCTGCCGCCATTGGTGCAACCAGCATCACGACGACTTCTACCATTACTGTCACAGCTAACCAGCTCACGGGTGG